CCTCCCAAGACCCAAGCGATCCTTGCGGGGGAACCCGTCGGGGAGACGATCCCTGCGATCATGCCGGGGGATTCTCGTGAGCTGACAACCATCGACGCCGACGACTCCGAGGAGGACGACTCATTTACTGCCAGCGACATGTCGAGCGACGAATAGCCCTCGCCGAATCCCTCCAGCGCGACCTCGGCAATCCCATTCGCCTCCAGCATCACGAGGTTTGGGAGGTGGACGAGTTCGAGCAGCGGCTGCGGCTAGGGAAGAAATACGTCATGGGTCCTTCGGGGCTTCCCATCGCCACCCAGAATCTCTCCCACGAAGAAGCGCAGTGGATGCTCAACGAACAACTCTTGGTGATGTCCGACCACGCCTATGCGATCACCCGCTACGGCTATGTCACCGACGAAGAGGGCGTCATCAAACGATTCACCTTCCGCCTAGCGCAACTCCTTCTCTTCAATGTGATATCCGATCTCGAAGACCTCGACGCCGCCATCGAGATTATGATCCTGAAGGCGCGACAGCTTGGCATGACCACAGTCGTCGAACTTTTGATAATGTTCCGCATCATCTTCTCGAACGGCGTCAACGCGATCATCGCTTCCGCCGACCGACAGAAATCAAAGATGATGGGGAAGAAATTACTGATGGGCTACGACATGCTTCCGATCTGGTTGCGGCCCCAATATACCTCGCGCGTGGAGACGGAAAATGGAGAGCTTACTTTCGGACAACTTAATTCGGGAGTTTATGTTCAGCACGGAAATCAGATGTCGGGAATTGCGAGAGGAAGCACGCCGACTTTATATCATCTATCCGAGTGTGCCTCGTTCACAAACGCAAAGGAACAGATCGAAGCGTCACTATTTAAGGCTGTACACCCATCTCCTAGCATATTCGGAATACTTGAATCGACTGGAGAGGGAGACGAGGGCTGGTGGGCCGAAACGTGGCACTACTCCAAGGCTAATTGGCAATCCCGAACGTGTCGGCTGTGCCCAATATTCTTCCCGTGGGTGATCGGGCGCGACCTCTACCCGAAACCTGCGTGGTTAAGGATGCGCCCAGTCCCGAAAGCCTTCTACGAACATCGACTCCCCGACACGCAGGAACATGTTGCCAGGGTAGAAGCGTACATAGCGAACACTCCTCTCCTTCGCAAGCAACTCGGTCCCGGCTGGCGGATGCCCATCGAGCAACAGTGGTTCTGGGAAGTCGGCCATGAGGAGCACAAGGCGAAAGGACTAGAAGGCATCTGGTTTCAGGAGATGGCCGGGGACGACATCGAAGCCTTGCAGCGGTCGCAGGAATCCGTCTTCGGCCATGACGTGATGATCGAAGTGGAGAACGCGGCGACCCCTACCTTTCAGGCGTTCGGTCTCACCGGGCAGTCCATTGAGGACCATCACGAGCCGCCGCCGGAGGATATTGACTATGGAACGCCGGACAAGCCAAGAATGCGAGAGGTCGTCACCTACGCATCTAATCGCGGGGATAATTATAGGTGGGAACTGCTACCCCTGCACCATGACATCGAATTTGTTAATTCTCTCAAGACGAAGCCTGATGCGTTCCGCGAGTACGCGAATGGCAAGCTCATGGTGTTCCATCCACCAACTCCCGGTGTTGACTACTCGATTGGAGTGGACACGAGCAATGGCATGGGCGAGGACTCCACGGTTATCTGCGTCACGGCTCCTGCATCCCGTCGTGGTCAGCCTGACACACAGGTCGCGGAATTCCGATCCGCCTACGTCTCCCACGTAGAAGCCTACGCCTTCATTATGTGCATCGCCGCCTACTACTCCCGCTTCATGGAGGACTCCACTCCCCACCGCAATCCCCTCGTCGGCGTCGAACAAATCGCATCCGTCGGTGACGTAGCCCAAGTCCAGATGCGGAAGATGGGCTACACGCGATTCCCCTCCTTCATCCGCTACGACGGCAAGGATCTCAAGAAGCAGAAATCCCGTAAGATCGGCTGGTACACAAATGTCTGGTCCCGCCCGATCCTCGTCGATTCCTTCGTCCACTCCGTCCAGAACGGATGGTACGTCATCAACTCCCCATGGCTGATCGACGAGTGTAAACACTTCGAGGTCCACTACACCGCGTCCGGCAAGGAGAAAAAGGAGCACGAGGAAGGCGAGCACGACGATGGCCTGTTCGCCGCCGCCATTTCCGAGATCATCGTCAACGATCTCAAGTCGATGACCGAGCGCTCGAAGAAACGCTTCGGCGCGGCGGAGAACCAGGCCCTCCCGCCGATCAACGTGGAACCTTACAAGGGCCAGACATTCTCTACGAAGGTCGGCGGAAGTCGTGATATAACTATGAGTGAAATTATCTACTCCTCGACGGCGGAGTTGGACCGATGGCGATAAGACTCTACTACTTCGAGAACAAGAGCGGCGACATCCAACTCCCGCCGAACGACGAGTGCTACTTCACCCTCTGTCCCGAAGGATATGACCGACGCGAAGCGAACACCCTCGCCGAGGTTGACCGTCTCCAGAAGCGATTGCAAGAGCAGACCTACCGTCGGCAGCACTCTGAATGGGAACACGACGACGCCACCTTCGCCGCTGCTCGACAGTCCGTTATCGATTCTATTCACGCAACTCTTAAATCCTCCGCCACGACCGAATATGAGCGCGAATTCCTGCGCGAGTACATCAAGTTGAAGGAGGAGAAGCGGGCGAAGTACCGCCAGCGATTCATCTGTGATCGCGCCTACTTGGAGATGCGCGAGAACGACCATCCGCGCAATCCCGAGGAGACGCTGGGAGAATCGCTATGAGACTCTGCTGCGTCCTCCGCGAAGGCCGCACCTTTCTTCTCCACGACGCAGACGAGGCTCCCCCGATCATGGAACTGACTGACGCTGAAGATAACCCTTCCGTCGGCATCATCGTCCTAGAACGATTAACTGGCACCGCCGATCCGGTCGATGGTATCGTGATGTACGAAGAGGTCTGCCGGAGATAACATGGCCTTCAGCGACGACCGGGTATCGCAGGACAACTACCGCCAGTGGCAGGCCCCTCCCGCTGCCTCGAAGGAAGACACGAAACTCGGCTGGCTCCAGGAATGTCAGGAGACCGGCCTCTCATGGCTCAAGTCCCAGCGCGGCTCCTCCGACTGGCGCAAGGCCCTCGACGTAATCTCCGGCAAGCTGATGTCGGCAGACATTCCCCAGTACCGCTCGCAGCTCAACACCAACCACCTGAAGCGCAACATCCGCGAGATCGTCGGCGTGCTCTCGAAGCTCCGCCCGCTGTGGGGATACTCCTCGGATAATCCCGCCTATGCGAAATCCGCCAACCAGTTTAACCTCCTGATCCGCGCCCTCTTCCTGGAGAACGACTGGGACCGGGCGATCAAGGAAGCCTTGCAGTATTGCGCGGCGACCTGCACCGGATGGATTCGCCCGACCTACACCCGCGATCTCGTCTCCGGCGAAGGCTCGATTCAACTCTTCTCCTACGGCGCACCATGCGTGCTTCCGACGCAACTCCCGCCGTCCGGCAACTTCCAGAAAGCCTACGCCATGACGCTCCTCGACGAGCAGCCGATCTACATGGCGCACGCTCTCTTCCCTCTCTATCAGCATCGCCTCCAGCCGACATCCTCTGTCTACTGGTACTCGAACGAAATCCGCAAGTCCGCGCAAGGGAACATCTGGAAGCGCCTCTTCGGCCAGTCCACGACCTCTGGCCCGACGAACCTTCCCGACCTGATGATTCCGATCCGCTACACCACCGTCTGTGATCTCAGCCGGAACACCACGGGGACGAACCCGAAGACCGCGACCATGATCCCGATGGGCGAGCCGGGGTCCACTTGGTATTACGAAGTCCCTTACATCGGACAGCGATGGGCCTCTGGCCACGGCAGGGATCGTGAAGGCAATCCCATCGCGGACGAGAACGACGCTCGGCTCTACCCCTACCGCCGACTCCTCATCAGTAGCGAAACCTGCGTCATGTACGACGGCACCGCGTTCTGGTGGCACGGACGCTCCGACCTGATCCCGTTCTCGACCGACCATTGGCCGTGGGAGCCACTGGGATTCTCGATGGTCCGCGACGGCTACGATCTTCAACAGACGATCACGGAGCAGGAACGTGGGATGGCGGATAAGAAACGGGTCCAGCTCGACTCCCCTCTCGCCTACGATATCAACTCCGTCTCATCCCGCGAGGCCAAGGCATTCGACCCCATGCAGCCCCGCGCCCGTATCGGCTTCGACGGCTCTCAAGTGGACAAGCCGTTCTCCTCGCCCATCGACCCGAACGTCATCAAGCTGGATCCCACGGACTTCACGTGGCTCGAATACCTTGCGAACTCAATGGACTCTCAGCACGCGATCAAGGATGCGATGGCGCTCGCGCAAGCTCGCATGGCGGGCTCCGACTTAGAGAAACTCCTTGAAGCTACCGGCCCGATCATCGAAGACATGTCCCGCTCGATGGAACCTCCGATCCGTGAGATCGCGGAGCAGGTGAAATTTCTCACCATGCAATTCCTCCCGACCGCTCGCGTGATGCAATACGTCGGCTCGGACAATATCACCTTGGAGAACTTCGATTACGATCCCGCGTCTCTTGTTCCATCGCACATGCCAGGAGAGAATCCGGGGACGGCGGAGCAGCCGATTAAATCCGCCTATAATCAGATCCAGCGCTCGCGGATGTTCGCTTCCAATCTCCGCTACGTGACAACGCCGCGCTCGGTGCATGAGATCACGCAACTGAAGATGCAGCTAGGATTGATCCAGTTGAAAAAAGTTGGAGTCAAGATCGACTCGCAGACGATTGCAGATTCATGGGGCGTTCCAAATTACGGCATTATCCCTGGATCAACGGTGATGGAGAAGGCCGCGCACGAACAAGAGCAAGACCTACTGTTCGCCGCTCGGATGCAGGAGATCGGCGTGTCGCAGATGCCATCGCAGCCGGGGCAACCCGCAGCGGGTAAGTCCGGTCCAGAAGGTCGTCCTCCGTCGGGTAACGCTGCGCCTGCATTGAAACAGCGCACCGACGGTTCATCCACGATCACCCAATCCGAAGGCGGAGGTTCGCAAGTATCGTGAGCGCCACAGCGATCAAACCCATCGACCAGCATCTCATCCTCCGCAAGCGCACGTTCGCAGTCACCGCACGCGACATTACCCTCGATGTAGTCGGCGCGGTGCTGGCGATGCTTCGATCCGAGCACGCGACTGGCTGCCTCCACATCGACCTCTCTCAGGGAGCGCCGTCTTCCATCCGATTTGAGGAGACGGCGAAGCTGACTTCGTAAATAATTGTTGACATCGTAGTCGCGCCTGTGCTCCACTCAACCTTGACGAGATTCTAAGGCCGTCATCGAGACGCAGCCGAAGGCTCCGAGCTTAACCGCTCGGGGCTTTTTTATTTTGCATACAAACTTAGAAAGGAGGGACATCACATGGAAACCAGTTTTGGTCCGGTTGCAAACCGCAAGAAAGGACGTAAGGGCCACAAGAAATAACCGTCCCCGACCCGGAAACGAGTGGCCTGACAACCGCTCTCCGAGATCGGATCAACCGAGGTAAGGGACGGCGGCTCCTCCACCGTCCCCTCTTTCACGCGGAGGATTCAAGATGGCATACGGACGATCAACCGGCGCACACATGGGCGGCAAGGGCGGACACGGATTCTCCCTGAAAACCGACATGTCTGACTCTGGTATGTCGCGGACCAAGATGGGACAAAAGAAGCCCTTTGGTAAATCCGGCGGCTCTGGAGTTCGCGGTTCCCAGATGGGCAAGGGCAAGGCGCGGAAGCAAGCGCGGGCGAAGGTTTAGCCCGATGGCCGCAGCCTCCCCCACGATGCCACCGCCTCCGGGCGGACCGACGGCTCCGACTTCCCCCGTCGCGGCATCTCCCTCGGCTCCCACTCCGAACCCCAAGCTCGAACAGGGATCGAAGATGGTGATTCAAGTCGTACAAGGATTACGTTCCATCGCGCAACAGTTCCCGGCGGCAGCGAAGCCGATCTCGGAGATCAACCAACTGATGCGCGAGGTTCAAATGGCAATGATGAAGGGATCGCAACCGAGCGAGCCAGCAGCGCCGCCGGTGAACGGTTGAATAAGGAGACGACATGGCAACCTACGCAGAGTTTCTGAAATCAAGCGGCGCGTCGGACGAGGACATCAAGCTACTCGACACTCCGGTCGCACGCAAAGCCTACGAGCGGCTTGAGGCTGCGGTTGTTGAGAAGGAGAACGCTCGTCTCGCGGCGGAAAAGAAGACTGCTGCGTATCAGAACTGGTACGAAAAAGAAGCCCTCCCTTATGTTACCGACACGGAAGCGAAATTAAAGACGACCGAGGCTACCCTGATCGGTGAACGCGCTCGACTGAAAGCACTCCAAGAGGCGGGACTCATCGAAGTCGCAGCCAATGACGACGCTGCGAAGAAAGCAGCAGAGGAGGCTGCGAAGCGAGGTATGCCGGAATTCGACGCATCTAAGTACGTCCCCCGCGAGCAATTCAACGAACTGGCCGTCAAGGCCGCCGACTCCATCACCCTGGTCGCCGATCTCGCGCAGGAACATTCCGCGCTCGGCCTCCCTCCGGTGTCATGGCGCACGCTCAAGACCGAAGCCTCCGCCGCTGGGCAGGATGTCGAGACTTACTGGAAGGCCAAGTTCGGCGTCGAGGCCGCACGCGCCGCGAAATCCGCCGCCGCTGTCGCCGCGCATGAAGCCAAGATCGCGGAGCAGGCCATCGCCAAGTACAAGCAGGAGCATCCGGCGTCCGCCGTCAACCCTGCGCTCGGCTTCGGCTCGCCGTCATCGAACCCGTTCACCGGCAAGGTTCCATCCGCGTCCGACGCGCAACATCCGTGGAACCGTTCCGACTCCGAGAAGGTCAACTCTCGGATCAACAAAGTTTTGCAGGCGCACCCGGATATCGCGGGGAACGCATAAGTTCAAGGTTCAAGGAGCTAGGAGACCAACATGGCTGATCCGAGTTTTGACCAAATCTCAGCGACCACCCTCGCCGACCTGAAGGATGATGTTGTCATCGACAATTTCTTCGTTGACTCCACAACGCTCCGCAAGATGCGCATGTCCGGCGCACTCGACGACTACGCGGGCGGCACCGCCATGCAGAACCCGTTCCAGTACAACCGCGTGAACGGCGGAGCCATCGCTCCCGGCACGGACGTAAACGTGTCTCAGGTCCAGATCCTCGCCGCGACCGCCTTTCAGCCCAAGGAATATCTTGAGCAGATCGGCGTCAACCTGTTCCAGGTCGGCGTCATCAACGCGGGTCCCGCTGGCAAGGTGAAGATCATCGACGCCTACATGACCAACGCGGTCCAATCTCTGAACACCGATCTTGGCATCGACATCTTCCACCACGGACAGAACATCTCCGGCTCGAACCGCATCGTCTACATCAACGGGTTCGCCGAAGCGATGAACGACGGCGTAACGAACTCCTGGGACGGCAACATCTTCACCTCTTACGGCGGGCAGACCCGCAACGGCGCGGTCGGCAATACCCTCAACTCCGTCCCGATCTGGTTCGGCGATCAGAACGGCGGCACTGGCCAGCTCGCCTACAAGCCTCTGGTCGAGATGATCCTCAACTGCGTTCAGCCACCGGATACCGGGATCATGAACAAAGCCGCTTACGCCTACGCGCTTGAGCGCCTCGATCCGAAGCAACGCTACGGTGAGGAGCAAGACGTGAAAATGGGCGTGACCGGATTCCGCGTCATGTCCGTCCTGTTCATGGTGGACAAGCTGTGCCCTTCGACGAAGTACGGCCAGCTACTCCCGACCGGGCTGTCGCAGACGACTGCCGTCAAACCTGCGACGTTCACTTCGGCGACCTCGGGCATCTCCACCATCTCGAACCTCCCGGCGAACAAGACTATCAACCCCGGCGAGCCTATCTTCATCCTCCGCTCGCAAGGCTGGAAGGTCCGTCCGACCACCGACCCGGAATACAACTTTAATTTCACCCCGTGGGTTCGGTCGCAGACAAACGCCGATCTGGTCGTGGGCTTCTTCAAATGCGCCCTGAACGTCTATTGCCTGTCCCCACGCGACAACGGACAGGGGTACGGAATTGGTTTCTAAGGAGACTCTATGGCAGACACTTTCGTAAAGCCGCCGTTTTACCTTTCGGCCAAGTACCTGAACGATGTCAACGACTCGCTTCAGGGCGGTCAGCTTACCACCATGCCAACGGGGTACTCCCAGTACCAACAGAACATCCCTGGCGACCGCATCATCCTCGACGACACGACCGCCTACGCGCTGTCGGACACCGCTGTCGGCACACTCTACGGCGGCATCTACATGTATGTCAACGTGACGTGGACGACCACGGCGGCGGCAGTTGGCGGGATCGCGTTCTTCACCGGCGCATCGGTCGGCTCGGCAGCGGCTTCCGGTGGGCCATCGACCGCCTACCAAGTCACTGGCGACGCACAGGCGACGACTACCCTCCCGGCGATGATCGCGGGCATTTTCATCAATGCGATCACGAAGGCGAACCTCGGCTGGATTCAGGTGGCAGGCGTGGCGGGAGTCCTGTTCGATTCCACGATTACCTCGACCGTGCTTGGCTCGCTGGTCGTAGCCAAGGCGACTGCCGTGGTTGCTTCGACTGCCGATAACACCACCACCACGACCATCACAGCGGCTCTGGCAGCGGCCATCATCGGCGTGTCGCTGACCACGGTGACGACTTCGACCGTCGTCAAGGTGGCGATCACCCGAGGCATCAGCCGGATTTAAGGAGGATTCACGGATGGCGAACTATATCGTAAACGGCTACCCGACGCCGGTCGGCAACAAGTACCAGATGCGCGTCGATCACGCGGGGCCGACCTCCTATGTGCAATTCGCGCCGGGGTCTACTCCTGCTGGCGATATCATCAACGCGACCGACGTGGGATTCGGCGGCTTCGATACCTTCGGAGCGGCTTTCGCGGGCTACGATACGACCGGGACATACCTCGTCATCGTCAAACCAGCGAAGAATCCGTTCTATTCTCCGGGTACCTCGCTC